TAGTTCTAATGCTCTACCATAAATATAATCAAAATCAAAACCTAAAATATTATAACCAGTAATGATATCTGGATTGGAGTTATTCATAATTTCAATCCATTTTACGATAACTTCTTTTTCTGTTTTACAAGTTATTACTTGACTTCCTTCAATATCAGAGCAAGTATCTAATGTAACTATTATTTTCTTATAACATTCTTTAGAACCATATTTATGAAATGTAGTTCCAATTTGAATTATAGGATCTCCATTTAGTTTTGGTAAAAATTTTGTGAAAGTTTCAACTAATTTTTGAACAATTTCACTTGAATTTAAGTCTTCTCCTTCATCTAATTTTTTTTCAAACTGAAAATATGAAGATAAGTTTTTCATTTTATTTTTTTTTATACTATCACTTTCATATAGAAATTTACCCTTCAAAATTGAAATTATATCTTCTATATATATCTGTAATCTTTCCTCAACAAAATCAATATCTAATTGTTCTTTAAAATTTAATGTACCATTCTGTAATGTATTAATAATATAGTCATATATTTTAGTCTGTTTAACTTCTGTTATTTCATTTGATAGAGAATTAAAATAATCATATAGACCATGAACAAATGTTAGATATGTTTTTACCGCACACGGAAAAGAACCATCATAAGATGTACATTCAATATCAAAACTTGCTATAATGAAAGGAGCAATACTATTTGATGGAGATGGTTTTATATTTTTCCAATTCACATTATAGTTTTTACCCTTTTTAACATTAAAATCATATGTTTCTGTATATTTTTTATCTTCAATTTCTAACCATCCACTAATTTGTAAATCTTGTTTATGAACAAAACGAAGATATGGTTCAATATTGTTCTCATATAATTTAAAGTTTAATTTATAAGATCCTAAATTAATTTTTTTAAAGAATAATTTACTAGCTATTTTCATAGACATATAATTAGAAAATGCTAAATAAATGAATTTAAAAGGTTTATTATTTGTAAATCCCCATATATCTTTTTTTCGAACTATTTTACATTTTTTTATAGAATTCTTATACTTACGTGGTAATTTACTTTCAATAAACTCTTCTAATTGACGAGATATATTATTGTGAGCATAATCATTAATATTATCGTTATTTTTAATTCCTTCTAAATTATCAATACCTTTAACATAAAAGTAGCAAGGATAATCTCTTACATTGACTGAAATTGGATTACCTTTAATATCTCTTCCAAATATTTTAATTAGATATTTTTCTTCCACTAAATTTTCTTCATCTTCATTAAATTCACTATAATCGGTTACTAACCAATCAATAGCTTGAAATTTTAGTGGAGGCATAATATAATTATTATAAAAAATAATTTTCAAATTTTTAAATATGTTTAAATTAAATAACATGAACTTTTTTGATTGTTTTGTTATATTTATTATGGGATTTTTTGTTATGTTTTATGTTAAAGAACAATATACAGAAGTAGAATATGTTAAAAGTGATATAGATAACAAAGAATATTTAGTAAAAGTTAGTGAAAATTCTAAAGAAGTTGCCGATAAATTAGCATTAATGAATCAAAAATTTTTAAAAATAATTGAAATTGCTCAAGATGAATTTCCAAATGATCCTAGAGTAGAATTTTTAAAGAAAAATTATGATCCTACTCAACTAAGTGAATCTACAAAAGATGAAAAATATACATCTTATTCAATTAATAAAGAAAAAATATTATTTTGTTTAATAGCTAGAGATGAAAATGGCGCTTTAATTGATGATAATACACTTACATATGTAGGTGTTCACGAATTGGCACATTTAGCAACAGATGAAATAGGTCATACTGATACTTATTGGGAAAATTTTAAATGGTTGCTAACAATTGCTCGTGAAAATGGTTTATATTTATATGAAGATTATAGTATAAATCCAAAACCATATTGTGGTATTAAAATTAGTTCAAATATTTTAGATTCTTAATTGTAATTATTCAATACTATTTTTAGTTTAATTTTATTTAAATTACTAGTTCATTTATATGTTCAACATTATTAGAATATATTATATTTTCTAAGTTATTACAATTTTTTAGTAAATATTCTTTAATATATTCTTTCATTAAATCAAGATTATTAAATGATATTAATTTTGTATTAAATAATTTAAATTTTTTAACATTTTCTAATACATCTAATTTAGATATAATTAAATCAGTAGTTCCAGAAATATTAATTGCTTTTTGTAATTTACTTAAATTTAACCAATTTACTTTTCTTCTACGTCCAGTAGTTGTTCCGTATTCTTTTCCTTCATTTGCTACAATTAATAGTTCTTTGTCTTCTAGTAATTTTTCTGGAAATTCTGAGTCTAATCCAGAACGCGTATCATATATTTTACAAGCACCATATATTTTATTTATTAGTTTAGGTGAAAATCCTAAAGAACAAGCACCATATGGTAATGTATTTGATGAAGTTATATATGGATAATTACCATAATTTATATCTAACCAGAATCCTTGTGCTCCTTCGCATAATATATTACCTTCTAGTTTTTCGTTCCATAAATAATCTTTAAAATCAATATCACTTTCTACTCTTTCTCCAATTCTCGCATATTTATCTCTATAACAAGGTGCTATACCTTTAGCAGTAGTTCCTTGTTGTTTAAAATATTTTTTCTTGTCTTCCTCAATATGTTTATCTAGTACTATATGTGCTTTTGGAGAAATTTTAATTAAACTTGTATCGAATCCATTTTCTTTTAAGTATTCTACTTCTTTGAAAAATCCTTCTTTATTTACTACACAATCTGGACCTACTATAGATTTAATACCAAATAAAATACCAGATGGTACTAAATGAGTTTTATATTTTTTATTATCTATGTATATTGTATGTCCAGCATTATTTCCACCAGCCCAACGACAAACATAATCATATTTTCCAGATTTTGATAAATGTGCTATAATTTTACCTTTTGCTTCATCTCCCCAAGATAATCCACATACAATATCTACATTACAGATATTATTCATTTTTACATAAATATTAAAAATAAATTATTTTATAATATTTAAACTCTAAAAATTTTATATTAAAAATTTTATATTAAAAATTTTATATTAAAATTCTTGTTGATTTTTATTTTAAATATATTTCAATATATTAATAATAATAATGAAAACTCCTATTTTTAAATTGGTAAATTATATTGAAAAAAAGAAAAAAATTATTTATTTATTTGTTGGAAGTATTCATAAAAATTTAATAAAAAAATTAGTCGATAAATCTATATCAAATTCTGATACAGATATATTGAAAAATCATTTTATTAATTTTTCATTATTAGAAAAAACATTGAAATCAGATGTTGATTATAAAATTATTTATGAAAATATATTTGAAGATGATACAATCTATACTTTAAAAAATAAAATTACATATCATATTGATAATATTAATGCCGATCATATATATCTATGGGGTGAAAGAAAAATAAATAGTTATCAATTAATTGATATATTAACTAATATATTTAATAGTACTGATAAATTAGAAAAGGTTGAATTAGATTATATTTTATTTAATATATTTAATGTTAAAATTAATTTAGATAAAGAGTTTTACACTATTGAAGAAATATATGAAAATTTGGTAGATAATATAAAAACTATTAATACATCATTAGAACTAAATTATTTTGATTTTAATAATAATCAGAAATTTATACCAAGTAATCCACTAAAAAAAATACAAATTAATAGTATGTTTTTAGATGCTAATAATAATTATAATCCAATTTACAAATATAAATTAGATAGTTTTACTATATTAAAGAACAAGATTGAAAATTATACTATTAACTTTATAAGTAGTAATGATTTGTTTAATATCTATAGAAAAAAATTAAAAGATACTGAAGATAATTTGATTGTTAATGGTGTAATTAAAGTATATTTTCCTTACATAATTAGTTTAGATGATTATGATGAATATAATGAAACATATGAAGATACTATTAAAGATACTGATAAAATTATTAGTAAATTTTTACAAATAGAAAATGAAGATAGTATAGATAATAAGAAATCATTTATTAGAAGACTTCACATTAAAGTTTTACCAAATACTATTACTAATAAATTTAAAGACTCATTACTAAATTTAGAAGGATATTTTAATAACTTTTCTACTGATAATCATATACCCTTTATAATATATAAAAAGAAAAACAACAATATATATAAAATTAATAAAGACTCTTTAGGTAATAAAAATGAACCAAATGATTATAAAATAAATGTAAATGATTTAACTAAATGGACTGAGAATACTAATATTATAAGAAAGAATGAATTTTTAGATTTTAAGATATTTTTTAAAAATTTTACAGATGTAAATATAACAAAATATTTTACTCTAACAATTTTTGATAATGGAAGGGTTGATATTATCTATGATTTTAAAAAAGATGAGATAGTTGAGTTACAAGATATTATAGATACATTTGAAAAATTAAATAACATTATTAATACTATTAATAAGAAATTAAATATTAATCTAATTAATTTTAATAAAAATATATTTAATACTGATGTATCATTTATAGAATTCGTTGATTTTAATATTATTAATGATTTAACTTTTAATAAGGTTATTTTAGATAAAGAAGATTTAAATAAGTCAATTAAATCATATTATCCATTTTTTGATATTATTAATGATAAAAATAATCAAGTCTATATTAAATTTAAAAGAATAAATAATTATTTTAATATTGATGATATACAAAATTATATTGAACAAAATTTATCAAAACCAAAAAAAGAATTAGTTCCATTAATTGTAAAAAAATATAATATATCTAAGTCCAAGGCAGAAAAAGAATATGATAGTATAAGTGATTTAGTAAAATTGAATTTGACAAATAATAATATGATAAACAAGTCAAAAATAAATAAAGGTGTTTTTATTTTATTAAATAGAAATAATCAATTACAAATTAAATTTACTGTTAAAAATCTAAAAAATACAGAAGATAATTTGTTTGTACAAAAATTACTATTATTTTTATCAACTAACAAACAGATATTAAAACAATCATCAGAAAATATTAGTCAAATTAAATCATACAATAATTTTAATAATGATGCTCAAAATAATTTTACAGAGAAAAAGGAAATTATTAGTGATGATGAATATGATTTTCTGTTATCAAATAGCGATAAAGAATCTATTATGAGTTTAGCTTCTAATGACGAAAATGAAGAAATTGAAAATAATAATAATTTATTTGAATTAGATGAAGATGACTTAGAAATATTACAAGGTATTGAGGAAAATATTGATGATAAAACATTAGATGATAAAAAGATGGATAATGAAACAAAAGAAGATGAAGAACTAGCTATAAATACTAGTGAAATAGATTATTTAAAATTAGATAATCCTTCTGATAAAAAGAAATATAACAAACTAATTCTACAAAGATTACAATTAGCAGATCCACTTTTATTTAAAACACCTTATTCTACTCATTGTCAATCTTCAAATAAGAAACAACCAGTAGTTATAACAAAAAAAGAAAAAGATTATATTGATGAAAAATATCCGGGTTCTTATACAACATTTTTAAAAACTGGAAGTGATAAGGAAAAAGAAGATAAATATTTCTATATATGCCCTAAGTATTGGTGTCCATTATCAGCAGTCAGTATTAATGATGAGCAATTAAAGAGTATGAATAATAAATGTCCAAAAGGAGAACCTCCAATTATTTTAAGTAGTGCTGATTGGGTAAAAAAAGACAAAGATGGTAATAAAGTGGATAGACCAAGGTATCCCTTTTTATTAGAGAATCATCTATACAAAAATGAAAAGAAAATACCTTGTTGTAGAAGCAGAGCACCAGATGCTAAAGAAGATAAAGAAAAGAATGAAAGATATATTACTCGTAGTAAATTACCGGCTACTAATAACCGTTATGCTTCATTACCAGAAAAACTTTCTAAAATTTTAGGTAATAAATATCCAAGTGATTTTATTATAAATGATAGTACAAATTGTTTTGTAAGAAAAGGAATTGAAAGTGAAAGTCAATATGCTCTATCAAGTTTAATTAATGTTATTGAAAATGATAATATTAAGAATGTTGGTGATTTTATAAATGCTGTTGAAAAAAATATGACTAAAATGGATTACATTGAATTAAACAATGGTAATACTTTAAAATTATTTTTAAATCCAGATTTTAGTATATTTGATAAAAAAACTTTTGAATTTTTCAAAAAAGATTTCGATAGTGATAAGGACTATCTTAAAAAAGTTAATTTAGGTGATGTAAATAAAGTATTAAAAAAGATGAAAGAATTTAAATATGATGATGATGATGAAGTAAGTAATGATATTCTTAGAGAATTTATGATATTTAATTCATTTGAAAATTTTAAATTATATTTGAGAAGTAATTTATTTAAAACACACGAGGAAATTCTACAGCTTTTTACAAATAATTATTCTTGGTTAAATTCTAAAAAACACAATATTATAATTATAAATGCTAAAAATAAAAACAGAGAAGTAGAAAAAATAGAATTATTATGTTCTAAATTTATTAACTATAATACAAAAATAAATACTGATAATGATTTTGTATTTATTATAAAAAATGATAATACTTATGAACCAATGGTACGTATTAAAAATACAAATAGTAAATCTAAAACAGAAATAAATACAAATAATAGTTTTTCATATAATGAAGACCCAAGATTAAAAAAAGTGATTGATTTACAAATGACTAATTGTAGTATTGATTTACTAAAAAATAAAATAGATCCAATTAATCTCTATAATATATTAGATGAGTTAAATTCTAATACAAGTGAAAGGCTTGATGTAAAGGCGTTTGTTATTAATATGAGTTTTAAATTTGTTGGTTTCTTACTAAAAAATAATCTATACATTCCAATCGATACTAATATATTATCTACAAATGTTTTCAAAGATAATGATATTGAAATTAATGATTATATTTATATTCAAAATTTAACTAAATTTAAATGTAAATTATCATCTAAAAAAATAAAGAATATCTTCTCAGATTTAAACAAAAAATTAAAGAAAGATTATTATAAAGTGAAAGAAGTATTAAAAGATAATGGAGAAGAAATTGCTTTATTACTTGATAGTGAATTAAATAATATAATTCCTTTACAAATTTACAAAAAAAATAAAGAGTTATATTTGGAACATATCAAAGATGAGACAATATTTTTAGGAATTGAAAATAAAAACGATACTACTTCTTATGTTAATAATTATTATGACATAACAAAAGAGTATGAGAAAAAACTAAAGGATATTGTTAGTAATATTGTAAGTAAAACTAGAACACTAAATAGTATTGAAAAACTGAAACATAAGCATAATCCATTTCCTAAAAATATTAAGATTGATAAAATAACAGAAATAATTAATAAATTATTGGAGAAAAACAAAAATATAGAATTAAATGATGAAGATAAAAATAAATTGATTAATGATATTTATACAAAAGATTTATTATATATTTTGAGAAAAACTGATAGTGAATTGAAGGTAGGAAAAAGTGAGATAGTATTTAATCAAGATGATATACAAAAAAATAAATTAAAAAACTTGAATGAAAAACTATTGAATCCATTTAAAACAGTAGAAAATAGTATTGAGGATTATATTTCTTATAAACCAGTAATATTAAAACAAACTAAACAAGAAGTATCATATAAATTTTTAACAGATACTTATAAAATAATACCAGAATATACTTGGAAAGATTTATTGCCTATGTTTGAAATTAATTTATCAACGAGTGATGATAAAGAAGACCAAGATACCGCAGATTATTTATTAGAAATATTTAGTAAAATATCTAAAATGGAAGGGAAAAAGATGAGTAAAAAGAATTTAGAAACGAAAATAGATGAAATTAGAGAAAAAGATTTTAAAGATGATGATGAAGATAAAGAAGAATTTATTGAAAAACAAAAAGATAATATATATTTTGAAAAGAAATTTGATACATTAGAAGATATAAATGTTAATGATTATGAACAATATGAGCAGATATATGATGAAAATTATAAATATTCATTTTATGAACTTGAAAAAATATCAGAGATGTTAAAAGTATCTATAATAGTACTTGGAGATTTTGAAAATAAAAGATTAACAAAAGGTCATAGAATATATGAAGATGGAGATAAATATGTATTATTACATATTAATACTCAACCTAGATATGATAAATTTAATTTGATTGTTAAAAATACAAATCAATTTATATTTGAGAAAAATGAATTACCTAAAAAGTTTATGGAATATATTGAAGGGAAATAAATTAATATAATAATATTCTTGCTGTTGATTATGATCCTTGTGATTGTAGTGATGGTCGTTCTCGTTTACGTGTTACAGATTGTGCTACTGTTAATAATGGTAATGGTGGTCGTGGTACTAGATATCTTAGTAATAA